AAATATGATCTCCAAATGGCATGATAACGATAAGCAAAGATATAAAGAATATGGGGCGTAAGCTATACTCAGAATGTGCGTTTGCGTTCAGCTAATCGTGGCAATAGCAATAATACATGGAATGTGAACACGAGCGGTAACATCAACAACAACAACGCTAACAACGCAAATCGCTTTTCTCCCGATTGTGTATAACCAGCGAACATAAAGGATTACTCACAGAGTAATTGCTTCGTAGACATAGGACACAAGGAGCTGAAACCCTTCCGTAGTGCAATCGGTAAACAACACTTTAGCGATGCAACTTACTTCATTTGAAGTAACGAGCTATATACGTTAAAGAAAATGAATGATTTAGTTGAAAGTATAATAGGCTTTGATGCACTATATAATTCAATGTATAAATGTAAAAATAATGTTTTATGGAAAGCATCTGTTAGTCATTACTTTTTAAATGGTATAGAACAAACTATAAAACTTGAAAATCATTTGAAAAATGGTACTTATATACCGAAACCACCGTTAAAATTTATGATAACATCACCTAAAAAAAGAGAAGCTGTAAGCATAGCTTTTAGAGATAGAGTTTATCAGCGCAGTTTAAATGATAATGTAATATATCCTATTATGACACATTCTTTTATATATGATAATTGTGCGTGTCAAAAAGGTAAAGGTACAGATTTTGCACGAGATAGATTGCATTCGTTTATGCGTAAATTCTATAGAAAACATAAGTTAAATGGTTATGTATTACAGATGGATATAAAAGGATATTATCCTAATATGCAACATAGTTTAATAGAACAGAGATTTAAAGAAAAATTACCTAAAGAAGCATTTGAAATGGCAAGAAAAGTATTAGTTGATCAATATGTTGGAGATGTAGGATACAATCCAGGCAGTCAAATGATACAAATTGCAGGAGTAACTGCTTTAGATAAATTAGATCACTATATTAAAGAGAAGTTACATATTAAATATTATTTGCGATATATGGATGATTCTCTAATAATCCATGAAGATAAAGAATATTTGGAATATTGCAAAAATGAAATAGAAAAAGAATTAAATAAAATTGGTTTTAACTTGCACCAGGATAAAACAAGAACATTCTCAATTAAAGAAAGTATCTCTTTTTTAGGGTTTAATCATAGACTAACTGAAACGGGTAAATTAGTAATGACAGTAAAACATGAAACCATAAAACGTGAGAAAAGAAAACTTGTAAGGATGGCACACTTAGTACAGAAAGGATATATGAGCAAAGAAAAAGTAGATGTGTGTTTTGAGAGTTGGAAAGCTCACGCAGGCAAAGGTAATAGCTTTAAATTATTACAACACATGAATAAATTTTATAAAGAATTATGGGAGGAAAGTAAAAATGCCAGCAGTAAAAAGAAACAAATCAATTAAAGATATGACAGAGATTGAAAGCTTAAGAGCTGAAAATGTTACATTAAGAGCTTTATTAGATTATACAGCTATGATGACAGATGTAGAATTACCTGAAGAAGAAAGTGAGGTAACTATAGATGAGTAAGAAAAAAGTTGAGAAAAGCGAAAAATTCGATTTAGTAAAAAAATACTACGATATGGGCAGATGGACTAAAAAGATGGTACATGATGCAGTAGATAAAGGCTGGATTACTGAAGAAGAATATTATGAAATAGTAGGAGAAGATTAATGAATATTATTCGTGCATATTTAGATAATAAGTTAGAAGATGAAGAAACTTTATATCTATTCAAATGTGGCGGATTTTATATTGCATTAAATGATGATGTTCTTTTGCTGAAAGATAAAGGATATGATCTAAAAGTTACAACTCATAGTAATATAGATATAAAGGTTGGATTTCCTATTGGTAGTAAGGAAAAATATGAAAAATTATTTCAAGATGATGGATTAAATTATAAATTCATTGATGAATATGAACCAGTAAATTATTGCAAAGCATTCTTGGAAAGAAATGAGGTGCAATAATGAAAACATTTTTTATAGATATTTTACCGCAATATAGTGCAATTATAGTTTGTGTTTTAACTATAATCAATGCAAGATTAATTTCAAAAGAAGGTAAAAGAAAAAAGAAAGAAAAAGACATGTTAGAGAAAATTGAAAATATGATCAATGAAAATGTAAAAAATCAGGATAAAAGATTTTTAGTTCAATTTATGGCAGAGGTTGAACGTGGTGTACCTAAATCAGAAGAGGAAATGCGTTTGGCTTTTGAAACAAAAAAAGAATATAACGAGTTAGGTGGCGATTCGTATGTTGATACAAAATGGGAGCAACTTGTTTTATTAGGAAAACTAAAATTAGTTAGATGATTTTCTGATCAAATAAGCAAAGTGTTGAAAATAGTGAAAATTCGCCAAAATTAAGGCAACAAGTTATATTAAATAAAAATAAAAAAGCCTTAAAATCGATTCTCGCAAGCCGTTTTTGAGGCGGAAAAGGAGAAAAAATGGATAAAAAAACAAGATATGTGATTTTATCGATTTGTGCAACAATTATTATAATTTGTGGTGTTATTTCAGGAATTTTCTTAGGTGATAATGAAAAATTAAATAATACCATAGATAAAACATTAGATTTTGTAGAACAACAAATTGAAGATACAGAAAAAGAAATTGTTGTCACAGATGAAATGCAAAAAGTAATTAATACTACTATAGCAGAAACCACTTTAGAAGATGTCGATTATTCAACTCAAGATGAATTTATCGAAGCAACAGAGGATGAAGAAGAAATTGTAACAGATGAAGGTATTGAAAAAGGCATTGAGGTTGATGCTGTAATTGAACAAGAAAACATAAGTTATGATGGTTCTAATAGCGGTAAAGGATTAAACCTATTAGGTGCATACAATGGAATAACTTATTTTAGTCAAGCAGATTCAAGATGGGCAAATTATCCTTATACATCTACAGGCAATCCAACACAAACAATGAAATCAAGTGCGTGTGGTGCAACATCTGCAAGCATGATAATTAGTTCAAGCAAAGGTACTATACTTCCTACAGTTATTGCTGATTTATTTGTAGAAAACGGATATAGAACAGCTAATAGTGGTACAGCATGGAGTGCTTTTCCATTTGTAGCAGATTATTTTGATTTTAACGAGTATTGTACAACATCTGATTTAGATGAAGCTTTGGAATATTTAGGAGCAGATGCTAATCATGATGGAATAAGCGATTACTTTATTATAGCAAGTTGTGGTAGTGGTTTATTTACTACAAGCGGACACTATATAACATTAGTTGATCTAAATGGAGCAACTATAACTGTATTTGATCCATACTTGTATGCAGGAAAATTTGATACTGCATCACGTAGAAAAGCAGGTGTAGTTGTAGATGGCAATTCTGCTTATGTTAATAGAAATAGTTTTGCAAGATACGCAAATGCTAAAAACTTCTTCATTTTCAGTAATGATAGAGGTCAAGGCAATCCTAACGATATGAAATTAAATCAAATGGCATTAGAAGAAATAGTTGATTTAGATCTATATCATAATTTATATGTAGATTTGCAACGTGCTTTTAATGGCGACAAAGCAAAATTATTAGAACATGTTAAAACTTATGGTATAAAAGAAGGTAGAATCTTCAGTTATCAATATAATCCACAATTTTATAAAGCTAAATATCAAGACTTACAGAAGGCTTTTGGCAATGATTGGAGTAAATATTGGGAACACTATTGTAACTTTGGTGTAAAAGAAGGCAGACAAGCAAGTAAAATATTTGATGTAGCTTCTTATAAAAAACGATATGCGGATTTATCACAGATGACTAATAGAGAAGCAACAATACATTTTCAAACATGGGGTAAGAACGAGAATAGACAAAGCTCAAATGAGTTTTATGTAATAACCTATAAAAATAACTACCAGGATTTACAAAAAGCATTTGGAAATAATCTAAATTTATACTATAGACACTATGTAATATATGGCGAAAAAGAAAATAGAAAAACGATATAAAAAAGTAGCAAAAAAAGTAGCAACACACAAGAATTTATAGCAACATTTAGAAACATTATATTTTTAAAATGCAATAAATACAGCTATTTGATAAAATATAGTAATATATAAGAATCAAAAAATTGACACGAGGAGCCAAAAAAAGAAAACCGCTGATACGTTTGTATTGGCGGTTTTTGCGTTTTGTATAAAACAAAAAAGTAGCAATAAAGTAGCAACGCTAAATCTCTTTTATGTAATTTATGTATAAATTTATAGCAGATTTTTTATTTTTTTCAAAAATTGTTGTGTATGTATTAAGAGTAGTTTGTATATCTCTGTGTCCTAATATTTTAGATAATATTTCTGCAGGCATTCCTGCTTCGATACATCTTGTTGCAAAAGTATGTCTTAACATATGTTGATTATACGTAGATACCTTCTGATAACCTTTTTTAGTCTTATATAATGATATATTTCCTATTTCTGCATTAGCACAGATGCGTTTAAATATTGTATTCATTGTTCCAACATCTATTAATTTGCCGTTAGGTTGAACAAATAAAAGATTTTCTTTGTTAGATGTCATATTTTTCATTGCTGATAATAAATTGTCTTTAAAAAGAATTGTGATAGGAATAATACGGGTACCAGCATAAGTCTTTGTTGTTTTACCTACTATTGCTTTTCCATCTTCATCACGACTTAATGTATTAGTTACATATAATTCGTTAGTTTCAAGATTAATGTTTTTTTTGGTTAAAGCTAATATTTCACCCATTCTCATACCTGTATGTATTGCAATAGTAAAAATATCTTTATTTAGATCATTTTCTTTTTCTAATTGTTGTAAAAATAGTTTCTCTTCATCTACAGAAAAAGCCTCGACTTGTTTTGTTTGTTTAGATGATTTGGGCTTTTCTACTTTATTCATAGGACTCATATTGATTAAATCTTCTTTAATAGCTTGCTCAAATCCTGATAATAATAATCCATATATTTTATTTATTGTAGATTGAGAATAAATAACTTGATCATCTAAAAAAGATTGTACATGTGTATAATTAATGTTTTGTATAGGAATATATGCTAATTTTGATTTACGAATAATATTAGCAGTACAATTCTTTCGATTATAACTTGCTGGAGTAATAGCATTTCTTTTTAGAGATGATTGATTCATATCATCTAATACTTCAATAAGAGTTTTATTAGATTTTACAATATAAGATCCATTATTAATACTATTTTTTATTTCTGTAACACGTTTCTTAAAGTCTGATACAGATTCATTCTTCTTTTGTGTCAGTTTCTTGCGCTTAAGTCCTTCATGGTATAAAAAATAATATTTACCATCTTTTGCTTTAAATAAAGAACCATCGCCATTTCCAGCTTTATTCATTTTCTTCCTCTAAATTTATAATTTTTACCATTCCCAAATAGTACCTGTTTCATATTCATATTTATCAAGTAATGCATCGTATGATTCTCTAAGGTCATCATACTTATTTTTTAATTCTTCATAATTTGATTTTGAATCAGAATATTTCTCTTGAAGTTTATTATAATCATCTTGTAATTCTTCATAATCTGATTGTAACTCTGAACTATTATTTTTAGGAGTAATAAACAAATAACATAATCCTATAATTGCTAAAATAACTAAAATTGATAATAGTTTTTGTGATAGTTCAGATTTATTATTAGATGGTTGATCAATTTGTATCATAATTATATCCTTCCTTGATAAGATATTACTTTTCCAATGATTTTAACTTCTTTTGTGCCATATACTTGCGTGTTGTATGATGGATCTGATGACATAGGTTCTAACAATATAACATCATTTTTTTGGTGGAATTTTTTTACGGTAGCATCTTCATTAGCTATTAAAAATACACCTATTTCGCCATCTTCAATATAATTTTGCTTTTGTATAAGAAGTAGATCACCATCATTAAATTTTAGATTCATAGAGTTACCAGTACAACGTAAATAAAAATATTCAAAATCACTATTTAATTGTGATGATGGAGCAAATTCATATCCTTCTATATTTTCTGTGGCAAGAAGAGGCAATCCAGCAGATATTTTACCTAATACTGGTAGTTTTACAGGATTATCTGTTGCAGGAAAAGTATTAGAATTTTCACGTATGCTTGAATTACCTAATATATAATCTATAGAACAATGAAAGTATTCTGATAATACTACTAAAACATCAATACTTGGTTTTCTTTTACCATTTTCATATAAACTAATAATTCCCTTAGATAAGTTTAATTTTTTAGCTAATTCTTCTTGAGAAATTTTAGATTCTTCTCTTAATAATTTTATTCTATTCATAAAATCACCTCACAACTATTATACACACTTTAAGTAAACATTACAATACTTTTTTATAAAAAAGTTTACTTAGAGTATCAAGCGTTACATAATTTTCTTACTAAAAGTTATAAAAAAAGTATTGACATTTACTTTCAGTAAGAATATAATGTTTACAAATAGTAAACGAGAGGTACAAAAAATGATGATTAAAGATGAGTTACTTAGATTAAGAAAAAAAGAAAATATGAATCAAAAAGAAATGGCAAATGCGTTAGATATCAGTTTTTCAATGTATCAAGCATTAGAATATGGATATAGAAAACCAAGCGTAGAAACATTAGAAAAGATTAAAAGTAAATTTCCATCTTTTGATGTAAATAAAATTTTTACTCAAAAGGTTTACTCAAAGTAAGAAAGGAAAACACAAATGAAACTATATACAAAAACAGAATTTATGAAACAAAACCATATAGGCTATAAACAATTACAAGAGATGATTGATAATGGTCAAATTGAAATGGTTGGTAAACGCATTAAGGTAATAGAAACGTACGAGAATAAAATTGTTCTTGATACAAGAGAATACACAAGATTAAAAGAAATAGAAGTAAAATACAACCTAATTTTAGGAGTATTGAAGTGAGGTAAACAAATGAAAAAGTTAAAGTTAAAATACAAGATCAGAAGAATAGTTGCAGGAATATTATTATGTGGCGTAGCATACGCTATTGGATTAGGTATCAATGTTTTTCATAATCCCCCTTTATCAGATGTCGAATATATCTGTGAGGAATATACAGTAGGTAAAGATGAAGTATTTTGGAATATTGCTAACAGATATATCGACTCTACTAAATCTAAGTGGGAATACATTGAAGCTTGCGAAAAGATAAACGGCAAGAAGTTAGGCAATATACAAGCAGGCGAAGTAATTAAAGTAATTACTAATTATTAAAGAAAGGAGAATACAAATGCCAAATAAGTTAAGTAATCAGCAAAAAAGAATTATGATGAGTTTTTGGGAACGTAAAGAAATGTGGCGACAAGTAGCAAATAATACAGCGTTTTCAAATGGTTACAGAGGAACAGCTTTAAATCACATGATTGAATATGATAGAGCTATTAAAAATCTGTACACAAAAAAAGAGCAACCAACCACTGCATAGGAGATTGCTCAAAGTCGATTGATATACGACCAAACAAATAATACCTTATTTAGATTATATCATACGAAATTTTATTTAGTCAAGGAGAAACAAATGGAAAATTTAAAATTATATCAAATTACAGATGGATTCTTACAATTAATGGATAATTTGGATTCAGTAGAACTAACTCAAGAAAATGCAGAATTAATACAACAAGAATTAAAAGAAGCATTATTAAAAAAATCAGAGAATATCATAGGCTATTATCAAGACAGAAAAACATTAATAGATGCTATTGATGTGCAAATCAAAAGATTACAAGAATATAAAAAAGCAGAATCAAATAAATTAGATCGTTATAAAGAATATGTTAAAGCAAATATGGAAGTTTTAGGAATAACTAATATAGAAACTGGTGCAGGTAAAATGAGTATAGCTAAAAGTCCTATTTCTGTTGACATTATAGATGAAAGTTTAATACCTGAAGAATTTAAAAATACTGAAGTAGTTATAAAAGTAGACAAGAAAAAAATAGCAAATAACTTTAAGGAAACTGGTGAGATACCTACTGGAGTAAAAATAAATACTGATAATACTAATTTAAGAGTAAAGTAGGTGTAATTATGAGCGAAGAAAAAAAGACCAGTTTATTTAGAGATTTACGTGCAGATGAGATAGATGTTCGAGTAGCAAGAGTTAAGAAAGATGGAGTAGTCTTATTATTATATAAAGATGCAAGAGTTGATCAGAATATATTAGATGAAACATTTACTCCTTTTGGATGGCAACGTGAACACAAAGAACTAAAAGGAAATATTTATTGTGGAATATCTATTTATGATGATGAACGTAAACAATGGGTAACTAAATGGGATTGTGGTAAAGAGAGCTTCTCAGAAGCAGAAAAAGGTGAAGCATCAGATAGCTTTAAAAGAGCAGGATTTAACTGGGGAATTGGTAGAGAATTATATACAGCACCTTTTATATTTTTATCAAATAAAGTATGCGTTATAAAAGAATCAGGTCGAAAAGATAAATTTGGTAATGCAGTATATGAAACAGAAGATACATTTCGTGTTGAAGCAATTAGAATAGAAAATCACATTATTACAGGATTATCATTAAAGAATCAAGCTAATGTTAGAGTGTTTTTATATGATCCTGATAATAAAGAAAAACCAAAGGAAACAAAATAATGGATTTAACAGGAACAATTACTAAGATTAATATGAATTATCAGAATAGAAAACCTATAGTAGAGTTAGAGCTTGATACAAATGATTTTGCTCCTATAGAAGAATTAAGCAAATTAGAAAAACTTACAGTAGTTATTAAAAAGTATTTCAAAAAACGTAGTTTAGATGCCAATGCTTATTTGTGGGTATTAGCAGATAAAATAGCAAAGAAAACATCACAAGATGGTACTGTAGTCACTAAGGAAGATGTATATATAGATGCTATTAAGCATGTAGGAGTATTTCAATCAGTTATTGTTACAGAAGAGGCATATCCACATTTTAAATACTTATGGGAAAAACAAGGCTTAGGATATGTAATAGAAGAGGAAAGAAAAAAAGATAAATGTATTAGGATTAAATGCTATTATGGAAGTTCTTCTTATGATACAAAAGAAATGTCTTATGTAATTAATTTATTAGAAGATTTAGCAAAGAGTATGGATATAGAAACAAAATCACCTGAAGAATTAAACTCATTATTAAATAGTTGGAGGTAGTTATGGTTACTACAATTACAAGGCAATTAAGTTTTGAGGATATAAAACAGAAAAGACAATCAAGGTTTGAAATGATTTTAGATCGTTTAGATAAACCTAAAACAGCACAGGAAATAGCAGATGAATTATTTGAGCTTGGATTAACTTATACAAGTTATAGAGGTATGGTTGCTCCTCGATTAACTGAATTAGAAAAGATGGGTTATGTAAAACAAGCTGGAATGAAAAAAGATCATAAATCAGGAAAGATGGTAACGATTTATGCAAAGGTATAGTATTTTAAACAACCTAAATAAATGTTATTTCTGCAATAGACCAGCACAGAATACACACGAAGTATTCTTTGGAAGAAATAGATTAACATCAATTCAAAATGGATTTTGTGTAGGTTTATGTATGTGGCATCATAATTTAGGTGGTAATCAATCTGTTCATGGCAATCGTGAAATGGATTTAATATTAAAAAGATTATATCAGCAAGAGTATGAGAAGAATCATAGTAGAGAAGATTTTATAAATTTAATTGGAAAAAGTTACTTATAAGAGGTTACAAATGAAAGAAAGTTTTGTATTTTACCAAGAGTATGAAGAAATATTTGCAGAATTAACAGCAGAAGAATGTAAGTCATTATTGATGGCTATATTTGAATATCAAAAAAATGGAACTATTCCTGAATTAGATAGAACATTGAAGTTATTGTTTATCCAAATTAAGCAAGATTTAGATCGTAATAACAACAAGTGGGAAGTTACCAAGCAAAAACGTAGTGAAGCAGGCAAAAAAGGTATGGCTAATAGATGGAAAAGTATAACAAATGATAACAACGATAACAATGTTATAACCGATATAACAAAAATAACAAATATAACTGTTAATGATAATGTAGATGTAGATGTAAATGTAAATGATATTAGTAGTACCAGTAGTAAATATATAGATTATTATAATAATAACATGGGAACATTAATTGCTCCTGCTACTGCTGAACGCCTTAATGATTATTACAATGATTTTGATCCATTTGAAGCTGATAATATTATTTGCCAAGCGATAGATGAAGCTGTAGAACATAATGCAAGAAGTCCAAAATATATTTATGCGACACTTGATAGATGGATAAATCAAGGATTTAAGACATTAACTGAAATAAAGAATGATAAGCTTAAATTTAAGGAGAAAAAGAGTAAAAGTCCGCCTAAACGACTCGAGTTCAATTATACCCAGCAACCTTTTGATGCAGAATTAAATGAGTTGTATGAGAACTAAAGGAGATGCAAATGATAATTTATAAATACAGAGGAAATAAGTTTTTAGGGCAATTTTTAGTAATAGACCAGTATAACGAATGGTATTTAGGCAAGAATATAGATCATGATTATAAAGAATGTTTCCATAAGGTTGAGGTACAGCATCAAGCAGATGATATTTATATCTACAAAGAGCAGATAATAGTTAAAAAGTATAGGAAATATAAAAAGAAAAATGATGATGAAAGGTTTAGAAAATACCAAAAGGAAAGGAACTATCAATGAGAGATTTAGAAGAAATTAAGAAAACAACTGGATTAGTGATACAGGAAATAGATGAAAAAGATGGCTTTGCAGGAACATTTTACAAAATGATTTTCAAGAATGGCAAATATGTGCGTAGTAACAATTATGAGGATAACTTGAATTATATATTTAGCTGGGGTATGGGATGGGAACATCTAAGTATTTCAACACCTGTAAAATGTCCTACTTGGGAACAAATGCAACAGATGAAAGAAATATTTTGGCGAGATGATGAGTGTTGTATGCAATTACATCCCAAAAAAGAAGATTATGTAAATAATCACCCATATTGTTTGCATATATGGAAACCTATTGATCAAGAAATACCAACACCACCTTTAATTATGGTTGGGATTCCTGGAGTAACACCTGAAGAACGTAATGCAATAAATTTTTCTTGGAAGAAGCAGGGTAAAAAATAAATGGATGATTTTAAATGCAGAAAATGTGCAAAATGCTGTTCAAATATTTTACCACTTTTAGATAATGAAATAAGATTACTAAAAAAGCTTAGAAAAAAAGAAAATATACAAGTATTAAATCAGAATTGGTATGCAATTTGTCCTTTTCTCAATTCAAATAATAGATGTGATATATACGAAAATAGACCTTTAATATGCAGAGAGTACACCTGCTATAAGCAAAACAATAATATATTTGACATAAAGGTATTTGAAAATCATAAACCACAAGATTTTAAAGCAGTTGATTTAAGAAAAGAAATATTCAAAAGAAAGGAAAAGTAAAATGGGAGATTTAGATGATGATGAATTAAAAGCTACAAGAAAACTTAATGGATCAGATACAAAGATAGTATTAAACAAGGCAATGATTGAAGAACTAATTAGAGAAAAAGAAGGCTGGCTTGATACAAAAACAGGTGATTTTGATAATGACATATATTATTTATTAAAAGGCGAAATTAGAGTTTTAAAAGCACTTGTAAAAGGAGATTTATCAAAAATATGAATAAAAAGCAACAAGAAATGATAGAAAAAGCAGAGCGTGTTAATTTAGAAGTTTTAAGAGAAATTGAATTTGATACGGTTTATATCCTACCACAAAATAAAAAACATGAAAGTGGTTATAAAATGATGTATGTAATTGGTTGTAAAGATAACACGGAATATTTAATAGCAACTTATAGTGATGTAATAGACTTTAATTATTTTAATCCAAAAGCTGGAGATTTGCACATGGACATTGAAGATAATGGAATAATGCGATTTTGGAGTAATAATTATAAAATTAAAGTTATATATAATTCTTCCTGCTGTATGCTTGAATTTATAAAAAAGGAGAAAAGATATGAGTGAAATGGAAACATATTTTGCAAGAGAAAATTTTTTATGGAATGTAAGTGTGTGGTTTTATGCTATTATATTTTTTATAATTATAGGCATTCCAATTTTGGTAACTTTATGGGAAATAATAAACGATAAAATTGAAGATATAAAGAAAAAGAGGAAAAACAAATGAAAACTTTATATAGCGTATTAGAAAGAGAAAAGCTGTGTGATATAGCTAAGAAATATAATATTTCAGTTAAAGAATTGGCAGAATATAATGGATTAAATGAATCAGATGTTATAAAACCTGGTGATTTACTTCATATACCATCAAGAAAGGATAAATAGAAATGTTTAATAATCATACATATAAAGCTGGAGATGTTACAAATACCTTAAAAATAAATGCTTGTAGTGGTGGTATTTATAAAACATATAATGAAAGCTGGTTTAAAAGATTTCATTTAGATAGTAAATTATCAGAGAAATTATTTAGAAAAGAAGAATGTTATTATGACATCAGAGATAATACTTTTTTAATAGATATAGGCAATTATGATAGACAAAATTACGTTGATAAATATTTATTTGAAGTAGTAGTTTTACAAATGATTATATGTGGTGATATGGAAGTTATTGCAGAATTAATATTAAAGAAAGATTTTGATAAATATTGTGGAATAGATTTGAGTGGAGTTAAAGAAGAAAGTGAGTATAAAGTAAATGATTTTTAATAATTGGTTGATTGTGAATAAAAATGGAATAAATGGTGTAAGAAAAACAAAACCTTCTTTAAAATATAATGAGATAGCTATTAGAATTAAATTAGATATACCTAAAGAGTTTTTTGAAAGACCAACAATAGAAGCTACTTTAAAGGTAGATGGTATTCCAAATAATGTTTATAAACCAGATTTAATTTTAAATACAAAAGATTTAATTGAACAACAAACTGGTGCAAAAATAGAATTTAAAATTTTACCAACGCAGGAGGTAGAAAATGAGTGAAGAATTATTATTTGAAATTATAATTAGAATAACATTTTTTATTGGTTTAGCTATTGGTTATTATTTAGGAAAGAGGTAGAAAATGTTAAGTGAAGAAGAAAAAGAAGAAAAATTAGAATTTGCAAAAAAATTGTTAGATACTTCAGAGGGATTTTATGTACAAGTAGGAAAGCCAACTTTTATTATGCTTATAGATATAATTGCAGAACAACAAAAAGAATTAGAAAAATATAAAGAGTTTAAATTAGCTTTAATAGATATGGTGTTGCAATTTGCAGATAGAAGTAAAGATGATAAAAAGATTAACACGATGGGATTATCTGCTTTGGAACATGCTTTTGCGGTGCTTGATTTAGATAATGTGACAAAAGTTAAAGATTTAGAAAAAGAATATAAAAAATTGTATGAGGAGATAAATAATGAGAATAATGATTAGCCAACCAATGAATGGTAAAACATCAGCGCAAATTAAAGAGGAACGTAAAGAGATAGTAGAAAAATTGCAAAAAGAAGGACATGAGGTTATTGATACAGTATTTACAGAAGTTCCAGCAGAGGCACAATATAATCCATTGTCTTACTTAGCAAAATCTATTGAGGCGATGAGCGAGGCTGATGGAATAGTATTTATGAGAGGATGGCAAAATGCTCGAGGCTGTGTAACAGAACACGAAATTGCATTAAGATATAACAAATATATTAAGGAATTATAACATGATTCAAAAGATTGAAGGAATGGGAATATGTGATATATCTGAACCATTAAAAATATATGCAGAATATAAAATAACAGATTTAGATACATACATGATCTATAAGGATAAATATGTAGAAGCATATATTAAAAAGGATAATAAATATAGAAAGGTAAAAGCATAGGATGGAAGATAAAGGTGATGCACGAATTTATGTGGATGTAAAAAGCGGGCGTGTTAAGAAAATAGAAGTTATAGGAAGTGATGTAGATATAGTTGCTATTGCTTCTACAATAATAACGGAAGTTATGCAAAGAGTACCGATTGTTGATAAGTTGGCTATTAGAGATAGCGTAATACAAAGTTTAAATTCTCGTATGCCAAAAGAAGCTGAAGTAATAGATTATTTATCTAAAAATTCTAAATCGATGATTGGTATAGATGTAAAGGAGTTTTTTAAGCAGAAGCAGGAATACGATAATGAAAAATAAATAAGGAGTACAAATGGAAAAAGAAGAATTAGAAGATATTAAATATAAGATTGTTAAAGTAAAACAATTAAGAAAAGAACTCATGAGTATTCAACCTAAAATATTAGCAGATACAGTACAAGCCTCTTCTAAGATAAAACCGTATGCATTACATACTGTTAAGATAGTAGGTAGTAGATATACTCCTACACAGAACAAGAGGAAGAATGAATTAAAAAGACAGATTAATATATTAGAAAAGGAAATAAAGCACGCAGAATATAGAATAAAGAATATAGATAATAAGGAAATATCAGATATATTATTATACAAGTACATCAAGAACTATTCTTGGTATAAGATACAAATACTTATGGAATATGGATCAGTTAGTAAAGCAAAGATGAAAGTAAAAAGATATTTAAAAAAATATAAAAAAATTTGAAAGTGTGACTTTTGTGACTTTTTTCTATAGTATAATTGTATTAGGGAAAGTTCGGTTGAGTTCAGTAGTAAAGAACCTCAAAGAGATGGGGGCAGAGGAAGTCTGCTCAAGCCCAGTGCATCTCTAATTGGTATTTGTATTTAGAACTTTTCATTTGTAAATCCTATGTGTAAAAAGTAAGGCGGAGATGAAGTAACCATCTCCGCTATTGCTATTCTAAAAGAAAGGAGCAAGTTAATGGCAGAGAATAAAGAAAAGAATCCAGGTGGAAGACCATTAAAATTACAATTCAAAAGTAAAGAAGAATTAGATAAAGCTATAGAAGAATATTTTGATGGATGCCAAAAACCTAAAACAGTAATAAAAGATGTAGAAGGTGTCCCTACTGAAGTTGAAATAAAAGATGCTGAAGGAAATCCAATAATGGAACAAGTAAGACCATTTACTATGTCAGGGCTTGCTTATGCGTTAGGAATAACAAGAGAAACATTGCTTGAATACGCAGATAGAGATATGTTTTCCGACTCGATTAAAAAGGCAAAGGCAAGATGTGAGCAGTATGTAGAGGAAGCGCTATTTGATAAAGGCAAAAGCAATGGAGCAAGATTTAATTTAATAAATAACTATAGTAGATGGAAAGATAAAACAGAAGTTGATACAAATGTTAATGCAAATGTAAATTATGAGAATATGTTAAAAGAAGTTGAAGGCGATGAGTATTAATACTAAAAAGTATATAGAGAAATACTTAAAGATTAAGACAAAAGATTCTAATATTATTCCATTTACTTTGAATAATCCACAGAATAAGTTATATGATATTATAAAAGAATTAAAGAAACAGCATAAACCTGTACGTATAATTATTCTAAAAGCAAGACAGATGGGATTTAGTACATTAACAGAAGCTATTTTATTTAAAGAAACAGCAACTAAACGTAATATGACAGCAGGTATAGTTACACATCAAGAAGATGCAACTAATAACCTGTATAATATGTCAAGGTTATATTATAGCGAGTTACCTAACGAATTAAAGCCTCAGATATTGAATAGTAATGCAAAAGAGTTAGTATTCAATACAAAAGAAAACAACGGACTAAACAGCAGAATAAGATGTATGACTGCTGGATCAAGTGGAGTTGGTAGAAGTGGAACGTATAACATATTACATTTATCTGAATTTGCTTTTTGGAGTGGCGACAAGAAAAGTACATTAAATGGTTTAATGCAAGCTGTACCGAATAACGATTCAAGTATAGTTATTATAGAGAGTACAGCAAATGGATATGAGTTTTTTAAAGAGTTATGGGATGATGCAGTAGCGGGTACAAATGATTTTGTACCTGTTTTTTTAGCTTGGTATGAGTTACCTGAATACTCAATGCCATACAATGGATTTGAATTAACTAAAGAAGAACAAACAATAAAAGAACAATATAATTTATCTAATGAGCAATTAGCTTGGCGTAGATGGTGTATAAGAAATAACTGCGGTAATGATATAGATCAATTTCATCAAGAGTATCCTATTTCACCTGAAGAAGCATTTATAGCAAGCGGTAATTGTTATTTTGATAAGAAAAACATAATAGACAGAATAAATGAATTAAGAGTTAAACCTGTTGAGATTATAAAAGGCAGATTCAATTATTCATATAAGAACGAGAAGATATTAACTTATAACTTTGAACATGATCAAGAAGGTTTTATAGATATATATGAGTTACCAAAAGACAGAGTTCCATATGTAATTGGAGCAGATACAGCAGGAGAAGGCTCAGATTATTTTACAGCATGTGTAATAAACAACATGACTGGTAAGCAAGTAGCAAAAGTAAGAAAACAATTTGATGAAACAGAATTTACAAGACAGATGTATTGTTTAGGAAAGTTCTATAACAATGCTTTAATAGGTTTAGAAGCTAACTTTAGTACATATCCTATTAAAGAGTTAGAACGATTAGATTATAGAAATCAATTCGTTAGAGAATATGAAGATACATTTACTAATAAGAATGAGTTGAGATTAGGATTTAAAACAACTGCTGTAACAAGACCATTAGTATTAGCAATATTACAAAGTATTATTAAAGAGAATATAGATAGAATCGTTGATATAGATACATTAAAAGAATGTTTAGATTTTGTACGTAATGAAAAAGGAAGACCTGAAGCAGTAGAAGGCAAGCATGATGACTTAGTATTATGTACAGCAATAACCTACTATGTAAGAGAACAACAAAGCTTTAAGTTATTAAAAGAAGAGGTTAAGCAAGTACCTGTTTATGATAGCTTTATGCAACCTGTTCGCACACAAATAACGGAAGACTTTGGAAGTGAGATAGATATCATATAAAGGAGAAATATTATGAAGAAACATATTTTAAGAGAAAAATTAGAATCAGAACGAGAAGAAGTTAAAGAAGTAATCTCTGCAGAAAAAGAAGTAAAAAATGAAAAGAGTTCTGCAGAATCTGCAGAGAAACCAGTAGAAAAGAAAGAGGTTAAAAAAGCAACAAAGAAGGTGAATAAGAAATGAGTTTAATTTTAGAGTTTTTTGCTATTATATTCCCTGTTGCTACATTGATAGTGGGATTTTATGCAGGTTATAAGATTGGTTCTGATAAAGAATTACCTGATATTAAAACACCAACTCAAGTTAAAGAAGAAAAACAAGCTAAAGCAGAAGCTATTAAAGAACAAAATGAAATAGATGCGTATTTGGATAATATAGAGAATTATCCTTATAATCAAAAAGATATACCAGGAGAGAGTATAAATGATTAATGATGAAGTAAAAATGAAAGAAGATGAATTAGAAGATTTACAAGTAACTGAAGTATGGAAACTATACGAATATGGTAAAAACTATAATCATGTACAAACTTTATACGAAGATAGTACAGAAAACTGGAATATGTATCATGGAAAACAATGGGAAGGATTAAAGAAACCTAAATCACAATCTGAGCCTATTGTTTTTAATATTATCAAAGCTATTGTAAAGTATAAAGTTGGCGTTGTTATACAAAATTCATATTCAATAGAGTTCTTACCTAACACTTATAATACACCTGAAGAATTAGAACAACTTAAGAATGTTTGTAAAGGTTTATCTCAACACGTTAATAGAGTATGGGAAAAAGACCAAATGGGTAAAAAAGCAAGAACATCTATAAAAGATGCTTGTGTTAATACAGAAGGTATTGTTTATGTTTATGATGCTTCTCATATGGATCTAATTGATAAAGATGATATTTTCTATGGCAATGAATCAGAAGAGGATTTACAGAAACAACCATATATCATTATACGTAAAAGATTACCAGTTATGGATGTAAAAAACATAGCAATAAGCAATAGAGAAAAAGATATGTGCGATGCAACTGATGAAGAAATAGGAAGTATTGCTATGGATAGTGATATTTTTGAAAGAGAAAATCCTAATAGATCTACACCTGAAATAACTCCTATGTGTACAGTATTAATGATGTTCAAAAGAAACAAAGATGGTATTGTATGTGTTAGTGAATCAACAAAAACTTGTGAAATATTAAAACCTCAAGAAACAGGATGTACATTATATCCAGTTGCTCATTATATATGGGAAAGTGAAAAGAACTATGCAAGAGGTTCAAGTGAAGTTAAGGTATTAAAATACAATCAGTTAGAAATAAATAAAACAGCAACACGTAGAGCATTAGCAGTAAAAATGGGAGCATATCCTAAACTTATTTATGATAAAAAGACTGTTGCTAATCCTCAAACATTAAGTCAAATAGGTAGTGCAGTAGCATTAGAAAACATGAGGGCAGATGATATTAACAAAGTTGTATCATACTTAAAACCAGCAAGCATGAGTACAGATTCTGCTGTATTACAAAATGATTTAATAACAAATACACGTGAACTTGCAGGTGCTGGAGAAACAGCAACAGGTAATGTAGATCCAACACAAGCATCAGGTAAAGCTATAGTTGCAGTACAAAATGCATCACAGCAACCTATTTCAGAACAGATAGATAATTATAGATACTACTTAGAAGATATAGCCAAAATATTATATGAGCAAATTAAAGTATATAACAATGGTTTAACTATTTATGAATCTGAAGATGTAGTAAATCAAATGGGTGAAGTTGAAACAATAGAAAGACCATTTAAAGTAAATCAAAAAGATTTAGATAAATATAATTTCAATATTAAAATTGAGGTTACTCCTACATCTCCTTATGATATTAACTCTGTACTTATGACACTTGAGAATTTATTTATGGCAGGGCAGATTACTTTTGAAGAGTTTGTTGAAGCTATACCTGAAAATTCAACTGGAGCTAAACCAAGATTACAAGAAGTATTAAAGAAACGTAAGGAAAGACAGAATGAAATAGCTAAAATGCAACAAGAGATGGAAAACTATAATCAAGCTATGAACGAAGTTTTAATGGAAGAAGGTGTTATGTCAGATGGAATGTACGGAATGCAAAGTGCAAATGTGGGTGGAGAAAATATTAGACAACAAGGTGTACCTCAAATGCAAAAAGTGCAATAAACATATAATTAAGGATATTGATGAAATACTTCCAACGATAGAAGAAGAGGATAATTAAGTTTATCTTCTTTTTTATATATTTATTGACCAAAACGAGTGAAGTCAGAAAAGCTACTCAGGCAATAGTCGACAGACTTAAAATGGGAGAATTACTATGAATTTAGTAGATGATGTAGAAAATACTGTAGAAGGTGAAGTAGAAAATACAGAGCCAAAGGAACAGGAACAAGCAAAAACTTATTCACAAGAAGAGGTTGATGCTATTAGAAAGCAAATCAATGAAGACAATCAAAAAGCATGGGATAAGCGATGGGCTAAAGAACATGCAAGGATTGAACAACAAGATGCTAAGACAAAAGAACTACTTGCTTTACAAATGGAGCAAACAGGTTCAAAAAATGTTGAAGAGCTTTTAACTAAAACGTATGAAGCTTATGGAATTGATAAGCCAAAGTACAGCAAGGATGATACCAAAACATTAGGTATGTCTGATGCACAAAGAATAAAAGAAATGGATATTGCAGATGTAGAAGAGGAAGTAAATCGCTTAGCAAGATCTAATCGTACTGAGCGTGAAGAAGTTACTTATCGTGAACTTGATAATTTCCTTAAAAAAGAACAGCTAAATGCAAAACGTATGCAAGAACTTAAAGACATGGGAGCAGATGAAGAAGTTACAAAAAGTGATGAATTTAAGGACTTTGCTAACAAATTTAAAGATTCTATACCTTTTAAAGAGATTTATGAGATGTATTCTAAAGAACATCCTAAAAAAGAGCCATATAAGGCTGGTTCTGCAAAAGGTGAAAAGAGTAGTAATGTCGTTAAAGATTATTACACTTACGAAGAATCTTTACAATTTACAAGAAAAGATTTTGATGAAAATCCTGCTTTGTTTAAAGCTATTGAAAACTCTATGACAAAGTGGGGGAAAAAAGAAGGAGTGTGATTATAAATGTCAGTACAATATTTCCAACAAGAAATTTGGTCTAAAAAAATTCAAGATTCACTTGAATTAGAAGGTCGTTTAGTAAGACATTGTACAAGAAAGTACGAAGGTGATGCACAATATGCAAACACTGTAAGAATTTTAGGTATAGGAGATCCAAACATTGATGCTTACACAGGAACAGTTACATACGAAGCTATGGATGATGTAAAGCAAAACTTGGATATTGACTTCCAAGAATACTTCGCATTCAAAGTAGACGATGTTGACAAAGCACAATCTATGCCAGGTCTTCCTGAAAAATACCAAGAAAAAGCTGTTAAAAGATTATCTCAACGTAGAGAAATAAACGTAGGCAGATTAGTAGCTGGTAAATGTGTAAATACAGCAAATGAAAAAACTGGTACTTACACAGCAACATCTGACACAGCTGTTATTCCTTACAAAGATTACTACACAAGAAGTGGTACATCACCAAACTATGTTTACACAAGAGTTAAATCTCCAACAACAACTGGATTATCTTCTTACTATGAATTAACAACAGGTACAACATACAAACAAGGTGCTACAAATGTAACAACAGCAACAGGTAAAACACAAGCTTTAATTAAAACAGCTATTGATACAGCATTAACAAACTTACGTATCAGAAACAATGACAATAGCGGTTACTTAGAGATTGATCCTACAACATACAATACATTTAAAAACAACCTTGTTGAGTTATCAACAAATAACCCTGATTTAATTCGTAGAGGTGTTGTTGGTATGTATGATGATTACGAAGTAACAAGAACAAATGCTATCTGCAATGATGGTTCATATCACTGGTGCTTCGCTCATAGCGGTAACGCTATTGCTTTCGTTGGTCAAATCAACAAAGTAGAAGCATTAAGACTTGAAAATACATTTGGAGATGGTATCAGAGGTCTTGATACATTCGGATTAAAAATCATTGCACAAGATGAACTTGAAGCTATTAAAGTTCCAGTTTAATAGATTAGCGGTAGTAGAAATGCTACCGCTTTTATGTGGTTAAAGGAGAAAATATTCGTGTTCGATTCACGAAGACCACTTGAGGAGAATGTATGGAATTATTTGTAAAGAAACCAAGTCATGAAGTTTATTATGGCATTAAGGTAAATGGAGAAACTAAACTGGAATTTAAAAACGATCATGTAAAACAGAGGTTAGAAAATTTAGTGCTATATACTGAATACAAAATTGAAAACGAAGCATTTAAAAGCGAAGTTAAAAATGAAGTGTATTTAAAGGAAGGCATGATTGTTCTATTAGAAGAAAAAGATAGAGGATATTTCGTACCACAATATTTAGATTTTTGTACAATGCAAGAATTTGATGATGAAATTGATTTTTTAAAAAAAGAAATTAGTAAGTGTAAGGAGTAAGTGCTATGACTTATGGAGAAAGCAAAAAAATAACAATGGCTTTAATTGATGAATATGATTCTACTCATCAATTTACAGATGATGATGCAGAAGCAAAGTTACCATTATTATATTCATTAGCTTATTCTCAAATAGCAAATATCAGAACAAGATTAAAGAGCAAAGAAATAGAAGTTGCTCAAGGTGAAGGAAGAGAACAGGTAAAATTACCTAAGTGTAGACAGCGTAAAGAAATATATGCTGTAGATGGTAACAATAATAAGATAACTGTTGATTGGTATCAAAGAGGAGAATACATATTTGTTTCAAAAGAAGTTGCTTGTAAGATGATAATAGTCTATGAACCATATTTAGAAAGAATAACAGAAACTACACCAGATAGTTTTGAATTAGAGTTAGATGATGATTTACAAGATTTATTATCTTATAGAGTAGCAAGTGATTTATTTAAAACAGATCCATCACAAAATTGGACTGCTTTTGAAACAGTATATAATAATATGCTTCAGCAAGTTAATAGAGGAACAGATTCAATTATGGCTATGGTAGAAGAAGGAGAAGATATTTAATGGCTAATTCAGTAATAGGAAGTTTAGTATCTCGTAAATATCAAAATTTTAGAGGTATAGATTTATATAATCATGTTGCTAATGTTGATTTAACTCGTAGTCCTGATTGTTTAAATGTATGGAAAAACTATGATACTGAAGAATCTAATATAATCCAAACAAGACCTGGAATAGAAAAAATAGATCAATTATCTGCAAATGGTACAGTATATTCTATGATGGCAATTCAATATGATACTGCTTTAGTGCATATTGGCACAGATTTAGTGCTATGGAATGGATTTCCTGAAAGTGTTATTCAACTTACGGTACTAAAAGCAGATATGAATGATGCACCTTCTAAAATGATTAACTTTAATGGAGTTATTTATATATTAGATGGCGCACATTTCCTATCATACGATGGAACATTAAACGATCTAATAGGAAGTAGTGATGCTTATATACCAACAACAACTATTTCAAGAAATCCTGCAGGCGGTGGAGAATGGTATGAAGATATAAATATGCTTAGCCCATATAGAATAAATACATTTTTAGGTGATGGTACATCAACAGATTATTATTTAGATGATATAGGTATTACAAGTGTAGAAGAGGTAAGTGTAAATGGAACTGTATTAACAACAGGATATTCTGTAGATACAACTTATGGAAAAGTTTCATTTACATCACCACCACCTGCTCCAGTTGTACCAGGACAAGATAATGTAAAAATAACTTTTAAAAAGGTTCTTAATGATTATTACAATATAATAGAGAGTTTTTCAATAGTAGAAATGTTTGATAATAGGTTGTTTTTTAGTGGCTCTAATACTGAGTTAAATATTGTTAGATGCTGTGAATTAAACAATCCATTATATATACGAGATATGGCATATTATGAGATAGGTAATTCTGTAAATCAAATTACTGCTCTAAAGGTTTGGAATAACTTAATATGGGTACTTAAAATGAATAGACAAGATAAAGATGCTGTATTTTATATGACACCTGAAATAACAGATGATGGAAAAGTATATACAGTACAACAAGGTAATATTGCTCAAGGATGTCTTGTAGATGCAATGAATTATAAAGATACAATAGTTTATTTAGGTACAAACGGATTAGAAAGTATAGCAGGTTCTATTCAATATAGTCAGTCAATCATACATAAATCATCAATGGTAGATAGCAAAATGCTAATACAAGAGCATTATACAGATGCAATTATGGAAGAATATAGAGGTTATTTATTGATAGCAATAGATAATCTCATTTTTTTAGCTGATTATAGACAACAGTTTAGTGGAAATACTGGTAGAGAATATGAGTGGTATTTATGGCAATTCCCTATAAATATCACTATGTTAAAGAACTTTGAAGGTAGATTGTTTATAGGTGATGATGATGGCAACCTTTATCTTATGGGCGGTACAAATGATGATGGAGAAATAATAAACAGCTATTGGACTACTCCAAGAGATACTTTAGGTTACGTAAATTATTACAAAACAATAAATAAACGTGGTGCAATGCTTATTTTAAAAGCAGTACCTAACGCAAAGATTAAATTTGGAGCAAAGACAGATAAAGATGAAGATTATACAACAATAAAAGAAATATCATTAAAGGGCTTTGATTTTAACGATATAGATTTTAACAATATGAACTTTGCTAACGAGAATAGAATCTATGAGCCATTTAGATTAAAGCGTAAAAAAGTAATTGATGTTTCTTATAAGATTTATAGCGATGAATTAGATAAACCATTCGGAATAGTGGGCATTGTATTTCAAGCCTACGTGGGTGGATATGTAAAGAGGTGAAAAGATGAATAATTTAACTAAATTTACAAGTGATGTACTTAATGTTTCTGCACTTGCTGATAGACCTGCAGTATCAGGAGCGCAGTTAAAAGCTGTTTTTGATGAAGCAGGTAAAGATATTAAAACTTATATAAACACTATTTTAACAGAAGAATTAGATACTAAATTAAGTGATTTAGATACTCTTATAAACACAAGAGTACAGAACAAGATGCAAGATATTTATCATATAGGTAAAGTAGTAATTGACTATACAGATACAAACCCTGCATCATATTTAGGCTTTGGAACATGGGATAGAATCGCAGAAGGCAAGGTATTAGTTGGATATGACAGTAACGATACTGATTATAATGCATCAGGTAAAACTGGTGGAAATAAAAAGATAACATTAGCAGTAGGAGATCTACCAAGTCATAATCATAGTTACGATAAAACATCAAGTGTAACAGGAACAGCACTTTCTGCAGGACAATTACCAAGTCATTCACATACTTATATAAGAGCAACTGGTACAAGTAATACTACATTAACTGCAAATCAGATACCAAGTCATAAACATTCTTATACAAAAGCTACTGGTGTAGCTAATACAACATTAACAGAAGCACAAATGCCAAAACATAAACATACCTATACAAAAACTACTGGAACACAAAGCACAACTCTTAGTGTAAACCAAATACCAAATCATGCTCACGCCATATATGCATATCAAACATCAAAAGAAAGTGGTGGAGAATATGGATTGGAAGAAGCTAATGGTTTCCAAAAGAGAGTTTTAGTAACTGCAAATCCAGGTAACCATACAAGCGGAACAGGTGGTGGTCAAGGACACAATCACGGAATAAATACAGCAAGTGATAATACAGGTGAAAAAGGTGGCGGACAAGGACATAACCATACACTTAATACATCAAATGCAGATACAGGTAGTGTAGGTAATAGTCAAGGACATAATCACGGAATAATATCTGAAAACAGTACAACAGGTTCTATAGGAAGTGGCCAAACTCATACACATACACCACAATATACAGCAACAAATACCTCTTCTAAAGGTAATGGAGATCAAATAGATATTAGACAACCTTATATAACAGTATATATGTTTAAAAGAGTATCATAGAAAGGAGAATAAAAGATGCCAACATCATTATCAGCTCCACCAGTAGGCGTAACAGGTTATGATGATATAGATGCTTTAAATAATAATCAAAATGCAATGTTGGAAGAGCAAAAGAAACTTCAAGAACAAATTATAGATGCAGGATTGCAAAAAGCTCAATTAGAAAACGATTATAATTTACAGCAAACAGAAAAGCAAGCACAAGAGCAAGGTAAAGCATTATATCAAAATTATAAAAAAGAATCTAATCAATATGGTGCTAACGCAGAAGCTCTTGCAAGTCAAGGATTAGCAAATTCAGGCTATGCAGAATCAAGTAGAGTAAGATTATTTAATGATTATCAAAGAAATGTTACATCTTTAATGAATAATGTAGCAGAGATAAAAGCAAAAACTAATCTTGAAATGCAAAAAGCATATTTAGATGCTGATGTAACAAAAGCACAAAACACATTAGATCTATATAAGCAACAAATGAATAATATGTTACAAATATTCCAAATGAGAAAAGAACGTGAAAGTCTATTATATAACAGACAATATCAAACTTATAGAGATGCTATTGGTGATGAACAATGGCAAAAGAACTATGATAGAAACGTTCTTGAAAGTGATAGAAATTATGAATATCAGAAACAACGTGATTTAGTTCAAGACAATCAATGGCAACAAGGCTTTGATTGGCAAAAAGAAGAAAGCGATAGAAACTTTGAATATCAAAAAGGTCGTGATGCTATTACAGATAAGAGATATGATGAACAATTTGATTACCAAAAGCAAAGAGATGCTAAATCAGATGAGCAATGGAATCAATCATTTAATTATCAGAAAGAACGTGATAATAAGTCTGATGAACAATGGAATCAACAATTTAATTATCAACAACAACGTGATAATATAAGTGATTCTCAATGGCAACAAGAATATGATAGACAACTTGAAAGAGATAGAGTAAGCGATGAACAATGGGAAAAAGAATATCAATTAGCAAGAAAAAAAGCGTAAGCTCTTCATCATCAAGTTCGAGAAAGAGTTCATCATCAAGTAGCGGTGGAAGTCTAATAGCTACTGGTGGTGAAGAGCAAAGTCAACCATATCAACCAAGCGATGCTGTACAAGGTGAAATAGCAAGTATCAAAATGTGGCGTGCTATGAATGGCATGCAATTCTCTACACCTGAAAAAGCACGTGATTATGTATATTCAGTAATGACAAGAAAAGGAACAAATTATACACAAGATGATATTGACTACGTAATGTCACAATTATAAGGAGAAATAATATGACTCTATATGAATATCATATGAAAAAGAAAAAAGAAGAGGAAGAGCAAGGCATCAATAGAATGGAGCAACAATCCGATATTCTTGAGAATAATAGAAATGCAGAAATAGAACGAGAGAATAGAGTACAACATGCAGAAATAGCTATGCAAGAGAGAAGAGCATTAGCAGAGAGAGTACAAGAACGTGCAGAAGAATTAAAACAACAACAATCTACAGCAAGTGCTTTATCTCAAGCAAGAACAAATAGAAGTAAAAATAATAGTTTAATTCAACAACAAGCTACAAAACCTATTACACAAAGTACACCTATGAAGAACGAAGCATCATTTAAAGCAAATACTATAGTAAATGATGCAAAAAATGTACTTAAAAACTTTGGTATAGGCGTTGCAAAAACAGCAACAGATGCAATGAGATATATGGATACTTTGACTGAGCAAGCACATCCTCAAGTAAAACAGAATCAATATTTAGGTGAAACTGTTAAAGCACAAAAAGAAAATAACCAGGAATTAAAAAACTATTTAGATGATGCAGTTGAATATACTACAGTAAATGGTATTCCTATTAAAAGAATAAACTATGATAAATACGATAGTGCAATAGCAAGACAAGATGAAGCTATTGCAAATAAACTAAATTATAAGATACAAGAAAATATAGAAAGTTCTAATAGTAAAGTTGGTAAAAAATTAGCAGAGATGGCTCCAAGTATGGGCAATTCAATAGCAACTGGATTATTAAGTGCAGTAAATCCTGCCTTAGGTCAAGGAGCATTTATATCAAGTGCAAGTGGTAGTTACTTAGATGATGCTAAACAACGTGGTTTAACTGGTAAAAAAGCAAGTGCTTATGCTGGTGCAATGGGTATGGCGGAAGCTATAACTGAGTTAGTAGGTGGAGAATTAGCAGAAGTAACAGGTAAGAGATTTGGTTTAGATATGCCTTCAGGTGATATGATGCAAGTACAAAGAAGAAGTAAAATAGTACAAGCATTAGCTAAATCAGGAAAGAACGAATTAGGTAGATCATTAGCTAAATTTGGTATAGATGTAGGTGAAAACTTTATTGAAGAAGCAATGATGAATCCTATTAATGATTTTGCATCAAGAGCATTAGGTGGAAGTTATGAAAAAGATGCTGGTAAAGTAGTAACATCTATGTTAGAAGATGGTTTAAATGGTGCATTACAATCAATTATAATGGGTGGTACTGAAGCTGGAGTTGCTAAAGCTGTAAATATTACAAATAAAATACAAAAAGGACAAAATGTAACAGTATCAGAATTAGCAGATGCTATTAAAGAAACACATGATCAAACTGGATTAGATTATGAATCTATCATAAATCAAAACGTAAACAATGTATTAGCTTTTGCAAATAAATCAATGGATGAACAAAAGACAGTTAAAGATTTAATAAAAGAAATAGATGACTCTAATTATAGCAAAGAAATAAAACAAAGTATGAAAACAGATCTACAAAATGGAATAGACTTTAATACTTATACTAAGATGCGTGATTTTCTTGCTAATAGAAGCCAAAAACAAAAAGCTGAACAAGTCAATACACAAGTTAATGAACAAGTTAATCAAACAGAAAATAACACCGCTCAGAATCAATCCTTAGAGCAAACAAGGGCAGATAGATTAAATAGATATTTAACAAGTGCAAAAAATGCACAACTTGATCCAAATAATGATTCTGTTAGACAGATTTATGGTTTAGCTCAACGTAGAGGAATAGATGTAGAATATGATGCAAATAAATTCAAAAATAACAACCAAAATGCATTTTATAGTAAAGATGGTAAGATTTATATTAATCCTAACTCTGATACGGATTTAACATTACAAAACTTAGCAATACATGAATTAACTCATTCTATGGAAGGTACAGATGATTATAAAGCATTAAAGAAGATTGTATTAGATTATGCTAATAAAGTAGGTAAAGAAGATTTTCAAAAAGGTTTACAAGAATTATCAAGTCTATATGAAAAAGAATATGATAAAAATTCTGCTAATTTTAATACAATGATAGAAGAAGAGGCTGTTGCTAATATCTTAGGTGAAAAGTTAGGCGATGCTGATTTTATCAATGAATTAGTAAATGGAGAATACTCAGCACAAAATAAGAATATTGTACAAAAGATTTATGACTGGGTTAAAAATCAAATCAATAAATTAACTGGCTATAAGAATGAACAACAATATTGGCAAAATGTTAAAGAGATGTTTGATAAGGCTTATAACAATGATCTAACAACGAATAAATTAAATGATAAAATCTCAGTAGAATATGATTCAGATAATAAACCATACGTTAAAATAGATAATGATATATTAACGAATGTACCAAAAAAAGAATGGGTTAAAAAGGTTAAAGAAGTATTTAAACAAAAATATCCTGATGGTATAGATATGGGATTCTTTGATGTTGGTGTCAATGCAAAATCAAGAAGCGAATTTACTAATTCAAAATATAGTCAATATTTAAAAGATAACAACATAGATGTTTACAAAGATAAATTTAAAATGGCTGATAATTTAGATGAAATAGTACAAAACGCTTACGATGTAAAAAATCAAGAATTAAAACATCCAAGAGCAGATGATTTAAAGAGCTTTAATCATGCAACTATAAATGTTGAAGTAGGTAATAAAAATTACAATGTAGAAGTTGTCACAGGAATAAATGCTAAAAATAAAGAATTGTTTTATGACATCATAAACATTAACGAAAATAAAAATAGAAGCAATTCCAACAGAATTTCTCCAAAAGGAGAGTCTGATAAGCGGAACTGCTTCTAAATATAGTATAGCAGAAAACGAGAATAATGTCAATAGATATGATAATGATGGAAATGAGTTATCAGAAAACCAACAAAAATACTTTAAAAATAGTAAAGTAAGAAATGATAATGGCAATTTAATAAAAGTATATCACGGAACTCAATCTAAAGGCTTTAATGAATTTAGAAGAAATGCTAATTTCTATACTGATAGCAAAGATGTTGCTAATACATATACATCTAACGATGGTATATATGAAGGTTATGTTAATATTGAAAATCCTATAAATATAGATGCAAATAAAGAATTGTGGTCTATGCTTGATATAGATAATATTCAAATTGATGGAATAGATAATATAAGAGATTTTCTAAACAAATATGGCGCTTCAACTTGGAAAGAAAAGGGTAAAACTCGTACATCAACAGCAGATTTAATATCTGCAATATCTGATGCTATAGATGAAGGTGATATAAGTGCTGATGGTGTTATCATTAAAAACATATATGATGAAGGCGCTCATGGTGGAAAAAAAGGTACATTATTAGCTAATGATTATATTACTTTTAAATCTAATCAATTTAAAAATGCTGATAATACTAATCCAACGAATAGTAAAGATATAAGATATTCAATAGAAAATAAAAAGGATTTATTAGCACAACATAACTTAACAGAAGACAAATTAAAGGGTGTCCTTGATTTAGGTGGTTTTCCTGTTCCATCTATTGCGATAACAAATCAACCACATACTGGATTTGGAGATATTTCTGTAATATTTAATAAAGATACAATAGATCCATCTAATACGAAAAATGAAGTATATGATAGAGATGTTTGGAGTCCTACTTTTCCGCAAGTAGATTATGTAATTGACACAAATTTATCAGAAGATATTGCTAAGAATTTAGGACTAAAAGAGTGGGAATTAAATGATTATGCAGAAGATGCTAATAATCCAAATGATTTAGTAAGTAAATTATTAAGAAATAAGAAAGAAATAATTGATAAATTTATTGAAGATAATAAACTAAAATATGAAACTAAATATAGAGATCAAGATATAACTAAATGGTATAACAAACAAGATAGTGTAAAAGAATTTATTAAAAACAATAATGTTGATATAGATTCTTTTATCAATGATTCTGATCTAAGGAATAAATATTATGAAGTTTTAAGAAATGAGTTCAATAAAGATAACGATGAAATCGAAGCTATAAACAAGCAAATAGAAAACATAGAATATAGAGCAAATAATGATTCTCAATGGCTAAGAGATTCAACTCTTAAAAATGACTTTGAAACTATTAATGGCAAAAGCACAGTAGTTGATGATTATGAAACTAATAAAGAAAAGTATAAAATTGCTAAAGAAAATGGAATAGAAGATTATTTAAAAGCTCAAATTAATCCTATGTTTGGAGAAAGAGGAATTAGAAACGACAGAGATACATTTAAACCTGATGGTAGTAGAAGAAGTTTTTGGCAATTACATGATCAATATAATTTAGAAAATTTAGTAAGAGCATTAACAAATAAAGATACAGTTGGTTCTCAAAATAGTTTTATGACAGGATTTGGTAAAATTAATGCACAGATGAGCCAAAAATTTAATTCTATTGAAGAAATTAAATCTGCTGAAAATAGATTAATGTCAGATGAAGATAATGAAAATATAGAAAAATATAGAGATATATTAGGAGATGATATTTCTGATTTATCTGATTATTATAAGCATGAAGATAGTTTTGGAATGCAAGGATTCACAAACGCAAGCGAGTCTTTATTTGATTTAGCTAAATCAGGAGATTTAACAGAAGATAACTTTAAGAAAATATTAGAAGAAAATGTAATAGATTCTAACAAAGTACCTAAAGAATTAATCAATAAGATTATAGATGACTTAAATAACTTAAAAGAGTTAGGAACAGATTATTTTGAAGCAAAACCACAAAGAGCAGTAGGATTAGATGAAGTAAAAGCATTAGTAGTACCAAGTGATATTGATGCTGATTTAAAGCAACAATTATTAGATAAAGGCTTAAATGTAATAGAATACGATAGAAATAAAGAAGGCGATAGAGAAGCTAAGATTAATGCTTTAGAAGACTTAAAATTCTCTAATGAATTAGGTGGAGCATGGCGTAGTTTTCTTGATAAGTATATTAAAGGACAAAACAATAAAGGCGAAACATTAAAGCAAATTAGAGTACCTCAAATGTCTTTAAATGAATTTACTGATATAGTTGATAAAGCTAATATTCCAACAGAGTATAAAGATATGTTAAAAGAAACTGTATTAACAGAAGATTTTAAACGTACTAAACAATCATTTGAAGACTTTAAAAATGAGATACATCAAATGGAGCAAGCATATAGTGAAACTTTAACAGAAAAACCTAAAGTACCAGGTAAAAAAGAAAAAGTTAAAGAATTATATAAATACAAAAATGCTAAAGGTGATTATGATACAAAATACTTTGATAATGCTTATAAATTAGTACCACAGACAAGAGCTGGAAACATTACAATAAATAACTGGTTAAATGTTGCAAAACAAATGGGTACAGCTATGGCTAAATTATCTGATGAACAAATAAGTGAAATTGGAGCAAGAAGTTGGTTTGATAATGAACCATATAGGCAACTTGCAAGTGCAGATAAAAAGAATTGGTCAAGAAGTGGTAGTGGATTCGCAACAGATAATGGCACAGTATTTAATTTAACTACATGGGTAGATACAATACAAAAATCTGCTGAAGAACAACGTAATAAATTCTCATTAGAAAATAAAAAAGAAGAAATAAAAGTACCTAAGGCAGAACCTGTTAAAGAAACAACACCTGAAGCAAAATCAGAATTTGATGAAGATTTAGAAGCATTTAAAGAAGAAACTCGTTTAGTTAGTGAAAAAGGCAAAGGCAGAAAACATTATAAAACATATTCACAAGTTGCTGATTTATCTCAAAAAGATAGAAATACAGCTAAAAAGTTATTCAATACTGAAAGATATATACCTATTTCAAATAATAGAACATTAGAAAATGCTAATTCAAGAATAAACAGAATAGGTATAGATGATTTATACAATGATTATAACGAGCGTATTTCAAAAGGCGAAGAAATGACACTTGATGATATAGGCACAATGGAACGAATGATACAGATTTATTCTGATGCTAAAGATCATAAAAAAGTAAATGAGTTAATGCAAAATGTTGCTATTTTAGGTACCGAGTTAGGTCAAAGAGTACAAGCATTAAGTATTATTAAAAGAGCTACTCCTGAAGGTCAATTAAGAACTTTACAAAGATTAATACAACGTACTAACGCAAAGGAAGGTACAGATATTAAATTAACTGATGCTCAAGTAGAAAAAATACTTAATTCTAATGATTCAAAAGAAACTGAAGCAAATGTAACTAAAGTAGTAGAAGAATTAGCACAACAAACAAAAGTTACAATGAAAGATGAAATCCGTGCATGGCGTTATTTATCAATGTTAGGTAATCCAAGAACGCATATAAGAAACATTGTAGGTAACGTATTTATGGATGGGTTACAAGTAGCAAAGAATAAAGTTGCTGGAGTTGGTCAAGACTTTGCTGGAATATTTAATAAGAATTTAGAAAAAACATCATCATTAAGAATGGCAAATAGTGATCAAAGAGCATTTGCTAAAGAAGATGCATTTAAGATGATAGACTATATTGATGGTAAAATGGACTTAGAACAATTACTACAAAAAGAACGTAGAACATCAAAAATAAAACCATTAAATGCTATAGAAAAATTCAATAGTAATTTACTTGAAAACGAAGATGCGTTTTTCTTACAAAAAGCATATAAGCAAGCAATGCAAAGCTATATGAGTGCTAATAAATTAAGCTCTGAAGATTTACGAAATGATGATAAGAAATTACAAAGAGCAAGACAATATGCAATAGATCAAGCACAGCAAGCAACATTCCATCAATACAACGCATTAGCAAATTCATTAAATCAAATTGAGCAAAAAGGCGGAGTTGGTGGAGCGTTAGTATCTGCTATTTTACCATTTAAGAAAACACCTATGAATATTGCTAAAACAGGTTTAGAGTATTCTCCAGCGGGAATTGCAACTTCTGTAGGGGGTACAATTAAGGATATTGCATCTACTAAGAAAAACTTAGATAAACAATTAAAAAATGGTGATTTAACTAAACAAGAATATAATTATAAAGTATCTGATATGGTAAACAAAAGAATAGATCAAATGGCTAAAGGATTAACAGGTACATCTATTGCAGTATTAGGATATGCGTTAGCTAATATGGGCATTATAAAAGGTACAAACAAAGATGATGAAGATGAATTTGATTCATCATTAGGAAAGCAAGAATTTTCTGTACAAATTGGTGATAATACATATTCTTTAGATTGGTTAGCTCCTACAGCAATACCATTATTTGTAGGTGCAAACATTGCAGAAACTATAGAAAAGGCTCAAAATGGTGAAGAAGTAGATGGAATAAATGCTATTGCAACATCTATATTACAATCATTAGAACCTATGACAGAAATGTCTATGTTACAAGGTGTTGCGAGTGCGTTATCAAGTTATGAACAAGATAGCTCAAGTAAGTTATTTGATATAGGAGCAAGTGCATTAACAAGTTATGCAAGTCAATTCATACCAACAGCATTAGGTCAAGTAACAAAAACTATAGATCCTACGGTAAGAGATACAAGTTCAACTAAAAAAGGACTTGAAGGTAAATTAGATAGATTAAAAAATCAAACGATGTCTAAAATACCTGGTCTATCAGAACAGCTACCAGCTAAAAAGGATGTATGGGGTGAAGATAAGCAAAGAAATGAAAATCCAATATTAAGGTTATTAGAAAATGCTGTTGTACCATACAATAGAGAAAAGATAATAGAAGATGCAACTACAGAAGAATTAAAGCAAGTGTATGAAGATTCAGGTGAAAAAGTATTTCCTGGAACTCCAAATAAATCTATTACTATTAATAAAGAAAAGTATGATTTAAACAATAAGGAATATAACGAATCAAAAGCACTTTATGGTAAAACTGCTAAATCAATTTTAGATAAGATGCTAACAAGTTCTGACTTTAAAAAATTATCTGATGAAGAAAAAGTTAAAGCAATTAAGTCTGTATATGATTATTCTAAAGAAGTTATAAAAGAAAAAGTTGGAAAAGATAATAATAATCCTTATGAAAGTCAACAATTAAATGCAGTTAAAGGTTTAACAAATGTTGCAGAAAAGGCTAAATATTTCACTTATAAAGCTATAACTTCAAAAGATGATCTAAAAGATAATGATAAGAAAAAATTATTAAAAGATTCTAATTTAGATAATAAATCAAAAGAAGCTATATATAGCAGTACATTAGGAAAGAGCGATAAAGTATATAACAATATCAAGCAATTAGACAATAAATTTGATATTAATGCTTACTTAGATTATAAAATGCAAGACTTTAAATCAGATGAAGATGAAAGTAGTGATATAACTGGCAAAGTCGTAAGTGGCTCTAAAAAAGATAAAGTAATAAATTATATAAATAATTCTAATCTATCAGATGTAAGCAAAATGTATTTATACGGAACAAGTTACAAATTAAGTAATTCAGAACAGAATTATTTAACTGATTACTTTAACTCACATAATTTTACAGATGAGCAAATAAAAGAATTTATTAAAGGCTTAGCAAGTAGTAATTATGTAGAGTACAAAGATGGAAGTATAAGATGGAAATAGGAGAGGTTAAAATACCTCTTCTATTTTTATACTAATTTTTGTAGAAAGGAGTACAAATGGCTATTAAAGAAAAAGATATTAGTATTATTCGTGGTGATACAGAAGGCTTATTTTTTACTTTAACATCAAAAGGAAATGTACCGATAATGGGTATTACTGAAGAAATCTACTGGACTATGAAGAAGAGTTACAAAGCAAGCGAAGCTATACTGCAGAAAAAATGGTCAGATGGAGATATCTTATTTACAGCTAACGGACAAGGGCAAATTATTTTAGAACATGATGATACAGCTCAACTTCCTTATGGAACGTACGTATATGATATTCAATTTAAAAGCAAAGATTATGTATGTACGGTAATTGAGGGAGAATTAGAACTAACAGATGAATCAACACACAAAATAAATGAATAAAGGAGATAAAAAATGTCACAGAATTTAGGTGAATTAGATATTCCAGCTTTAAAAGGTCAAGATGGCGTAGATGGTGAAGCTGGAAAAATCTTAAGTATTTCAATAACTATGTTAGCAGTTGGTCAAACACCTTACGTACATAACTCAGGAACTGCTGAAGAAGCAATTTTAGATATAGGTATTCCTGCAGTACCTGGTATATCAAATATGCAATTAAATAGTAGCAACGAGTTGATTATTACTAAAGAGGATGGAACAACAATAAATGCAGGAGCTATTGATTTAACAACAATACAAAACTCTATTGATAGTCAAATACAAACTATTGATAATAGAATTACTGGAGAATTTGCAATACAAAATGCATCAATAAGTGCTAAATCAGATACCGTAGATACTGGTTATAAAGCACAAGTTGTATATGATCCAAGCACATTTAAGATGGCTGTAAAAATATTAAACTCTGCTAATACAGTATTATCTACAAGTAGTGAAGTTGACTTAGATGTAGGAGATGCAGTAGAATCTGTTACTTATGATACAGTAAACGAAAGATTCGTTATTGTAAAGAAAGATGGAACTACATCTTATATTAACAAATCAACTATTGTATCAGATTTAGCAACAGTTGCTTCTGTAACAGCATTAGCAACAACAGTAGCAGGTAAATTAGATACAGCAACATATACTTCTGATAAAAACGCACTTGATTTAGTAATTGGTGGTATTCAAAGTGATGTATTAGCAAGAGCATTAATTACAGAAACTGCAAACAAAATTGATTTAGAAATTGATCCAGTAACATTTACAATTACAGCAAAACTATATGATAAAAATAACACACTATTAAGTACATCTTCTGTAATTGACTTACCAATAGAATCTAAAGAAGATAAAAGCAATAAGGTAACAGCTTTTAGCACTCCAACTGATACACAATATCCTTCAGCTAAATTAGTTAAAGATCAATTAGATTTAAAAGAAGATGTTGCAAATAAAGTAAATGCATTAGATGATAGTGCAACTCATTATCCTACTACACATGTAGTAAAGACAATAAAAGATGATTTTGAAACAAGAGTAAGTCTATTAGAAGATATTGAAAGTATGGAAGAATTAACATGGGATCAAATATCTGCTATTGTTAAAGCTGGTAAAGCAAGTACATACTTTAAAATAGGCGATCAAATAATGACAAAATGGACTGATACGCAAGATAACAATCATGAATACGATATTCCATTAGATGTTGTAGCATTTCAAAATGTAACAGTATTAGATGCGAATGATCAAGAAATTACTGTACCAGGTATGATATTACAATGGCATTATTGCAGTCCATTTGGAGTACAATTTAGCCAACCTGAAGCATTTTATAGATGTGAAAACGCATTACCTGCAGGTACATACTATTTTGAATTTGGTAACGACTGGGGTAATAACGTACATAGTGGTTATAAATATGAGTTTACAACTACTGAAGAAATACCAGCAGGTGGTTTAATCTGTTTAACAACAACAAGTGCAATTAGTGGTTTATTCCAGGATAAAACTGTATCAAATTGGAGAGTTAAAACTTATGCGGATAATAGTAGCACAACACCTATTGAAACACTTACACTTACACAATATACAACAGAAACACCATCAAGTACATTACTTTGTACATTAAGAAATAGTACAAAATATAATACTGTTTATAATGATTTATATACACCTGGAGCTGGTAGCAATAGATGGAAAACATCTGCATTAAGACAATACTTAAATAGCGATGATGATAAAGATGATTGGTTTACACCTGATACATCAGAAGATGTATTTATTATGAAGCCAGATCAATTAGCAACAAAAGATGGATTCTTAAAAGGATGCGAAGCTGGTTTATTAAATGTAATTAAACCTATAAAAGTTGCAACAGCAATTAACACAACACGTGATAGTGAAATAGGTACATGGGATTATACATTTGATAAATTCTTTGTACCTGCATTAGAGCAAATGTTTATTAATCCACAAATTAGCGGTGAAGGTGCTTATTGGGATTACTGGAAACAAAAAAGTGAACGCACAACACCGATGGCTCAAGGTAGTACATATCCTCAAATTATTACATATGGTGCTGATAACCACAACACAGCTCAGCATGTGCGTTTGCGTTCAGCGGGTCGTGGCAATAGCCATGGTACATGGAATGTGGGCACGGGCGGTGGCATCGACGGCAGCAGCGCTAACTACGCCTCTCGCTTTTCTCCCGCTTGTGTCATTTGCTAATCTAATAATCGTGGCGAGCCACAGCATCGCCACGTATGTTTTTATAAAATTGAAAGGAGAACACGTATATAATGAGTGTACCCGAAGGAAAACGAGGGGAGTCGAAGTTAGAGATTTTTATTAAAGCAAAACAACTTGCTACATATACAATTACAATTTGCTGTAATGAAAATGTGTTTTTACCGAAATATCAAAATGCTATAACAAACGATATTATGCAGATGAGTAAAAATATCTTTATATGGTGCTGGAGTGCTAATAATGTTAGAGTTATAGATAAAAATACTTATAAAGAAAGAACAGATTTGCAAAGACAAGCTCATAGAGAATGTAATAATATGCTTGCTTTAATACAAATAGCAGGTAGTGTATTTCACTTAAGAAACAAAAGATTAAAATATTGGGGAAGTTTAATCCTTGAAGTAAGAAATATGATCTCCAAATGGCATGATAACGATAAGCAAAGATATAAAGAATATGGGGCGTAAGCTATACTCAGAATGTGCGTTTGCGTTCAGCTAATCGTGGCAATAGCAATAATACATGGAATGTGA